TGATGATGAATTACCCTTTTAATAAATAAAAGTTATGGCAAAAATTATAAATTATGGAGATGAAGCTAGAAAGAATCTAGCACTAGGAATACAACAGTTAGCAGATGCTGTTGTAACTACCTTAGGGCCTAATGGTCGAAATGTTGTTATTCAAAATGAACATGGTGTTCCTCAAAGCACTAAAGATGGTGTTACTGTAGCTAAAGCTGTTGAACTTGAAGACCCAATTCAAAATATGGGAGCTCAAATGCTTAAACAAGCAGCTATTAAAACAGCTGAGCAAGCTGGAGATGGTACAACTACTTCTACTTTGTTGGCTCGTGAAATTGTAGATGCTGCTTCTCGTTATAGTGATAAAGGACATAATATTGTAGATATTAAACGAGGTCTTGATAAGTGTACTAAAGCACACGTTGAAACACTTCGTAAAATGTCTCAAGACATTTCTAGTGAAGACCAACTTCGCCAAGTAGCCACTATTTCAGCAAATAATGATGAAGAAGTAGGAGAATTGATTGCTACTGCCATCAATAAAGTAGGTAGAGAAGGTATTGTTACAATTGAAGAATCTCGTACAGGTGAAACTTATCTTGAAACAGTAGAAGGTCTTCAATTTGATCGTGGTTACAAATCACCTTATTTTGTGACTAATAATGATGATATGAGTTGCACACTCAGAAATCCATCTATCTTATTTTACAATGGTAGGTTAACTCAAATTAAAGATTTGCTTCCATTATTGGAAAATATGTCTTCACAAAGCAAACCACTTTTAATTGTAGCTGAAGATATTGATGGTGAAGCACTCGCTACTCTTATTGTTAACAAAATGAGAGGTATTTTAAATGTATGTGCTGTTAAAGCTCCTGACTTTGGTGATCGTCGTACCTTGCTTATGAATGATATGGCTACATTAACTGGTGGTCAAGTAGTTGATAAGGACAAAGGTATGAAATTAGAAAAGTTTGATTTGAATTGGTTGGGTGAGTGTCGTACAGTTACTGTTACTAAAGAAATTACAACTATTGTAGATGGAGCTGGAGAAGCTGATACAATTAGAGAATTATGTACCTCACTTCAAAACCAAATTGAAAACTCAACCTCCCCATTTGAAACTGAAAAACTTCAAGAACGTTTAGCTAAATTGGTTGGTGGTGTAGCTGTTATCCATGTAGGTGGAAACACTGAAACTGAAATGAAAGAGAAGAAAGATCGTGTTGATGATGCTCTTCAAGCTACTAAAGCCGCCATTGAAGAAGGTATTGTTCCTGGAGGTGGATTAGCACTACTCCACTCAGCATATAATACAGTTTGTGAAACTAAGAATTATGATGAAGAATTAGGTTGTAAAATTATGCAATCAGTTCTTCAGAAACCATTTGAACAAATTCTTGTTAATGCTGGATTGGAGGATGAAGTACATTCTATCAAATATTCTATTTTAGATCAGGAAGATAAAAATGTAGGTTATAATATTAAAGCTTCTGAATTTATTGACTTCTTTGAAGCTGGTATTATTGACCCCACTAAGGTTACAAGATGTGCTCTTGAAAATGCTGTTTCTATCGCTGGTACTATTTTATTAACTGAATGTACTATGGTTGAGAAACCAAAAGAAAAGAGTGAAGAGTCACTTGGAGGAATGCCTGGAATGTTTTAAATTTAGGTAATGTCTGAGTTTGAAACCATTGAACAAAAACAACTCATTGCTAAGAGAGTCCCACCTGGTGACAGGTGGGCTCTCACTAATGAGCCTAATATTATAATTTCTTCTTTAACAGAAACATTAGAAAAATATTTTCAACAAACTAAATTTAATAAAGCATTTTATCTTGATCCTATTGGTGGTGCTTTATATTCTGTGGATAGAGTAGAAATAGAAATTAAACCTGAACCAATTAAAACATTTGACTTTTACGGAGATGGCTATCAATAATACACTTTGGGTTGAAAAATATCGCCCTGATATTTTAGAAAATTATGTTGGAAATGAAAATCTAAAAGAAACTATTTCCAAGTATATTGAACAGAATGACATACAGAACTTAATTTTCTATGGACCCGCTGGTACAGGTAAGACAACCTTAGCTAAACTCTTAGTTAAGAATATCAATTGTGATTTTATTTACATCAACGCCTCAGATGAAAGAGGAATTGAAACCATCAGAGACAAAGTATCAGGGTTTGCCAGTACAATGTCTTTTAAACCACTCAAAGTAGTTATTTTAGATGAGGCTGATTTTTTGACTATTCAAGCTCAAGCCTCACTTCGAAATGTTATTGAAACATTTTCTAAAAGTACTAGGTTTATTCTCACCTGTAATTACATAGAGCGTATTATTGATCCACTTCAATCTCGTTGTCAAACACTTAAAATTATACCCCCTAGTAAAGCAGATGTAGCTAGACACCTTTGTAAAGTCTTGGGTCAAGAGAATGTTAACTATGATACCGATAGTGTTGTTAACATTGTTAAAAAACAGTACCCTGATGTTCGAAAGATGTTAAACATCTGTCAAATGTCATCTAAAAAAGGTGAGTTAGTTGTTGATTCTCAAACTTTAGTATCAAGTAATTACATTGATCAAATTATTGAGCTATTACCTAATAATAAGTCTTTTAAACAAATTAGGCAAATAATTGCTGATTCTAATATAGATGATTTTGAAGCTCTATATAAGGCACTTTATGAGAGAATAGATGAGTACACCACACGAGATGCTGAAGCTATAATTATTATTGAAGAATATCTTTATCATGCTAATTTTAGAATTGATAAAGAAATAAATGTTATGGCTTGTATAGCTAAATTATTAACCCTCACAGGTAAAAAAGTTTTATGAAAGAGATAATAGAGTTTGGAGATCGAAAATTTCTTTTATATCGTACGATAAGAGAGTTTGAAAAATTAGAACCTAACATCCTAAAAGAATATTGGTACTGTGATACAGTATTGAAAAAAGAAGATATATATTACTTTTGCAACGAAATTAAAGACATAGAATATGAAGAAATCGGAAACCGAAATGAGGATGCAACCTCAAATTGATCTTAAAAAAACTACAGCTGTAACAACTGAATCTGGAAGTGATGTCTGGCAACAGGGAGTCATTCTAAGACGAGTATCACGTTTTATTACCAACAGCTCTGAAGATGGAATCCTCCCAATCCCAGTTTTCTATGATGGAGCCACTGGAAAAATTTTAAAGGATACACTACCTCCTGATTTGAGAGACGAGTATGACACTATTTGATTGGTTAAAGGAATTAACAGGTAGTAAACGTGATTGGGATTCCTTCTCTGATAAAGAGAGGGAATCCTTTAACCCGTATATGGTTAATCGTTTCCTATCAATGCATCAACCTTTTATTGAATTAGTTAATTATGTCCAAACTATTCCTTATACTGATAAGGAAAAATATTATAAAGTATATTGTGGTTTACTCCCCAAACAAAATGTTTGGCTTAAATATGTTAAATCAAGTATGAAACAACCCACTACCGATCTTGTAGAAGCTATAGCTAAAATTTATGAGTGTTCTACCCGTGAAGCTGCTAACACTGTAATAGTATTAGATAATTCTGATTTGGAAGATATACTTTACAAAGCAGGTTATCAAGATAAAGAAATAGTTAAAATGTTTAAATAATGGATAGTATAGTAAAATCAATAATAAATCAATTTACAACCCGAGCAGAAACAGGTGAAACTAAATATGGCGTAAACATGGACCGAAATGATTTATCATTTCAAGAATGGATTACTCATATGAAACAAGAACTAATGGATGCTATCATCTATTTAGAAAAAATAGAAAAACTATATGGCGAAAAAGACAAAGCCACAAATACTAAGTGAGATAAAAACAAAACAATTACCTGAGGTAAATTATGCTTACCATAAGGTAATCTCCTATTCCCAGATCTCTATGTTTCATAGTTGTCCTCATAAATGGGCACTCCAATATAGAGATGGGCATTATGATGAATCTCCTTCTATCCACTTTACATTTGGTACAGCTATGCATGAAACTATTCAAGAATGGCTTACTGTTATGTATGAAGGATCTGCGACTCAAGCTGACTCTATGAACTTAGAGGAACTTTTTCAAAGTAAGTTTATAAATTTATATCAAGAAGGATTTAAGAAAAATTCTGACACTCATTATTCTTCACCTGAACAACTAAGAGAATTTTTTGAGGATGGAGTAGCAATACTTGATTTCTTAAAGAAAAAACGAAACCTATACTTTAAAAAGAAAGGGTGGCATTTAGCAGGTATAGAATTACCTATTATTATAAATTTAGGTAAAAATGTAATATATAAAGGTTACATTGACTTAGTTTTATATGATGAGAAGAACAATAAATTTTATGTTTATGATCTAAAAACCTCAACTAAAGGATGGGGTGATAAAGAGAAAAAAGATGAAATTAAACAAATGCAACTTGTTTTTTATAAAAAATTTATTAGTGAGTTGTACAATGTTCCTCTTGATAGTATTGAAGTAGAGTTCTTTATCTTACGCCGTAAAATATGGGAAAATACCGACTATAATATAGGTCGTATACAACAATATAGACCGGCAGCAGGCCGTAATAAATTAAATAAAGCTAAAAAGATAATTGAGGATTTTATTGATGATTGTTTTGATTCTAATGGTAAACCTTTAGTTAAGGAACATACTAAAATAGTATCTAAGAATTGTCAATATTGCCCATTTAATGATAAAAAAGAGCTTTGCAACAAGCTACACTCCTAACACCTCCCAATATATTTATATA